TTCTAGTGCTTTTTCTGCTTCCTCTCTTGTATTACATGTCTTAACAGTTTCATCTGTTTCTTCTGTCATCTCGCATTTAACAAGGTATTTCTTTTCCCCTTCTTTGTACTGGTGCTCATATATCCATATACTTCTGACATATCGTATATTCACAATCGTTTTATCTTCGACTTGTATTAACATAGATCTCCACTATCTCCTTTCCTTTTTACACCAGACGCATCCCTTATCACACTTGATCCGAACCTTTAGCTTCTGCTGCTTGTCCGGACACAGCTTCATGTCTTTAATTGGCTTGCCTGTGATCTCACAGATATAACCTTCAAATTCTTTCTTATTCAGCATCATAATTTCCCCCAGTTCCAGATATTTGTATCATTCTTCCTAAGCTGCAGTTCAATTCCGTTTTCTTCCTGAATCTGTTCAATTAGATCAATCCATGTTACATTCCCTGTTTCAAAGCACTCGGACTTCTCATTAAATCTTTTTCTAAATCGATCTAACCTCTTGTTTCCAAAATCAAACTCATCTTTTAAAACTATAATACTCATAATCAAGATCGTATCTAGTATCTGTCTCTTTGCTTCTTCTAAGTCTCTTTCATAAAGTCTAGGATCAATCAAAGTCTTTAATCCTACAAGTTTTCTCTGTCTTGCTATTCTATGTAACTCTTCTAATCCTTTTTCTGTTGCTATTTTGTCACAGAATGCAATTCCTTCATTTCTGCCCTGCATTATATAATCTTGTTTACTCATTTTATCTACCTATCTCAGACAGCTTAACTTTCTACCTGAAACAGCTTATACTGATCACTTTCTCCTTATTCTTTGCTTGATCATATAAACTGCTGTGATTCTTCGTTTCGTGATTTGTTGAAAAATTGTAATACCAAATCTAGTTTGTGAAAAATAAAAAATACAAAAAACCTGAAAAAATATGTTTATGTTTGCTTGCTTCGTTAATAGTTACTTGAAGAATCTTAATCAGATAGAAAGTTAAGCTGTCTGATCATACTCCTTTACTTATTTACTTATGATATCCGGCACAATTGCCTATATAGTGCCATCTTAAATCCTTGCACTTTGTCTCGTTTGCCCCCCCCTGTTATCTCAGGGTAGAAACGCTTATACCACTTCATCAGTGTCTTATGATCGATGCCGGATGATCTACTGATCTCATTTGATGACATGTTATACTTGATCCACAGTGTCACAACACGTCTTTTAAATCCTTTGCTGTAATCTGCCATCAATTCTCCTTTCTGCCCACTGCCTTAGGCAGCAGGCTCATGGCTTATACTGGCTGTTTCTTATGCGGTTAATAGTTGCTGTGGTATATAATTCAGTCCATCCGGCTGATCTCTGTCCGCATATGTGATCATCTTTTTACGTCCTGTCGCTTAAGATCATCCCGAAACCCACAACTACCACGACTATTACTACGACTTTTAACAACAATCTTGGGTTGTTGGTTACTACGAACAGAGATCAACCGGATGCCTTTATTTACTTACTCAACTTTGTGATACAGTGCCACATGCCGATCTGTCCGGCTGTCATATCGCTTGCCGATCACTTCAACAAGTCCTTCCTGAGTCAGCTCTGTTAACCTTGGCTGTACCTGCTGCCGTGTTGGTTCTGTCACCAGTCCGTGCCTGTGCATTACCACAGCGATCTCTCTTGCAGTCATATTTCCGTAAGATAATTCATTCAGGATATTGTTACGGATTACCTGCTTATCTACCTTCTCGTGGCTTTCTCTTTGAGTCTGCTTTGTTATTACTCTGCTCCGGAGTGTGGTTTCACATCCGAAGAAATTCATCTGCTCCATCTCGTCTATCCTCCAAACTGCTTCTCAAACAGCTGCTGCTCCAAAGAATCAAAATCATAATCCCTTTGACATTCCAATTTTCCCGGAGCTTTTTCGTTCTGTATTCTTTCAGGTCTTTCGTAATTGGAATCCAGGTAATCTATGTATCCAGAGTTAAAAAACGTGCTGCCATTTTGGGGTTTTCTCCAGTCATCTAACGCCAAGTCCGCCTTGTATCGGTCAATGGCACGACTTAATTCGTCGAATCCGATATCAAGTAAACGCCTCTTATTGGCATCTGAGACTTTCCCCTTCCCACGTTTCTGAGGGTATAATTTCCAAACTCTCTCAAACAGTGCATCTGCTTCAGATTTGCACATAGTATTTTTATTTATATCTTTCTCTTTATCTTTATTCTTTATCTTTATCGGCTTTTTTTGGTTTTTAGTTTTTTTTTCGGTTTCTTCAAAACCCATTGGGTTTTTTGGGTTTTCTTCTGAGTCATTTTCCTTTTTAGGTCTTCCACCCTTTTTCCCATTTTCCCGATTAGAACTGCATCGATTTTCATACTTCTTTGAATCGCGATCCATCTGGCTTTGTATAAACGAAAATGCCATCATGGATATTCCATCAAGTTCTGGAACAACTCCTGATTCAGAGTAATCAATCAATGCCATCAATAACCGACCTCTCTGCTCATCTGTCAGTAATTTTAGTGGTTCCCGATATTCATGGTAGATCAGGAAGCTGCTCTTTTGCTTCATGTGATCACCTCGTTATTCGTAAATCGTACAGATCTCCATATTTCTTTTTGAACATCTTTTTCTTGATCTTGAAAACATCTGTTTCCACGCCTTTCACATCTTCAATCACACCTCTGTTTACTCTACGATCAAAGTAAGCAAAATCCCCTCTGTATGTGATCGCTCTGATCGTCTTGCCCTGATAAATAAATTTATCCTGAAGGACCACGACCGGCTGTAGTTCCAGATGTGAGATCTCTCCTGCTTCTTCTAACAGCTTTAATTCTTGATATCTTTCTGCTTCTCTGATACTGTCAAACTTGATCCCATCAACTGTCGTTTTGCGATTGTTGTACTTATTGGGTCTGTTGTAATTCTTCCAAGCCATTCTCCTGCTCCTTTACTATGATTCCATAAACCTTGTACTTTTCCTGGAAAGCTTTCTCTCCAATCGTATGATCTTCTACATGGTGCGTTCTGCATAGGCATATCTTTCTGTAATCGCTGTCGTCTACGGCCCTGCGATCATTTCCCATGCCGATCTTGTCAACGTGATGGATTTCTCCTTTGCGACCACAGATCGCACATACACGATTCTTGATGCAATAATACAGATACCTTCCAATATCATCTGCTCGGTTGATCGCCAAATCAGATAATGGGATTCCCTGCTCTAAGCAGAACTCCAACAACATTGAGATGAACTCTCTTGCTGTATCAACTGTGCATGTCCCTAAAGAGAAATAATTATTTCCTGTCCGTATGATGTATTCATACTTCATGATCTCTTTCATCTGTTCAGGAAGATAACCAGTATAGTCTGCGATGTCTCTGATCGTTGCGTATGCCTTTTTCCTCTGCGCATTTGTTATTGTTCTACCATCATCCAACCGAAGCTCCACATCATGGATTCGCTTATCCAGAATCGTATTAAACAGATTTTTCTCCGGAACAAAGACTTTCATCTCTGTTCCTTCGATATCTGATCTGATTCCTGTTATCTTTGCTAATTCATGCATTGATTACTTAATCATCTCCATACTTCATTTTTAAAGCTGATAGCATTCTACCTGCTTCGCTTCCAGTTAATGCATCAAGTGTTGTGCCTTCTCTTTTACACCAATAATCTATATTGATTCCGTGCTTAGAACAAATTTCAATTAACGTTGCTTTCTGTGATTCTGTAGCCGGTCCGTCTTCAACTGGAACATAATCCATGTTCTCTTCTTTTACCCAAAGATTGAACCCTAGCCCTGTATTGATAGCTACGCACTTAACAAACGACCTACAAGCACTAGCCCAAACTCTGGATTGATTCATCGAATTTGCCTTTACTGGATTTTTACCATTCATGACTGGCGATTGCATGTAATACACCTGATCATCAATACATACTTTAATTCTTGTTTCATAACATTGATTTATGTTTCCATTTTTGTCTTGAAACGTCTGATCACTACAAAAAAGACTATTCCCTGTTCTTTCATTCTGACAAAGTTCGAAATATACCTTCTCTGCACCGTTCTCTCTTAAAAGTTCCATGCACTTTGCCCAGTTCAAATACATAAACCCTTCTCGTTCTGCACAATACGGAAGTACATTTACTTTTACCAATTCATCATATGGTTTTAACATCTATATCACCTCAAAATAACCTTTGATTCTTCTTTGCTCATCGCACTCTATTTCATGCGACACCCCATTAAAGAACCATTCTTTAAATTCTTCTTTTAACTTCGGATCACTTGTTACAACTTCCCAAAGATAATCAAAAGCATCCTGTTTATCTTCATCGTGGTTCCACACTTCATATTCAATTTTTTTCATTGCTTCCTCTTCTGGAATAGCAAAACCGTTGTACTCATACCCTATTATGGTCTGCATCTTTAAACCTCTTTCCTAATTCCTCCAATCGAGGAAACACGATATCAAACTGTTCTTCTGACATTTCACAAAACTCAATTCCTGCATTTCCATACTTTTCTCCAATGATCAAAGCATTTCCAAGAATCGGGTATCCATGGCGATCTGTCTCATACAGCCATGAAGCTATCTTGTTTAATTTGGTTTCGTCGCAATGAAAATAAAATTCTTCATCAACCAACATACTTACTTTTGATCCCGGAACATTTTTGACCTCAATTCCTGCACCGATCTCTGTATATAATCTCTTGGGCTGTACATGTTCAATTAGCTCACATCTGTTTCCGATGTGTTCTTTCAACTTTTTCCATGATTTAAGTCCCTCATCTGGATATTCCAGTTCTTTTACCTCGTTATCAGTTGTGATCAGAATCATCTTTCCCATTGCCTTATTCCTCTACTTCCTTTAATATTGCAACAAGATTTTGTCTTGCTATTTCTAATGTTTCAACTGCATCTTTCTTCTCATCAAGGTTAAAAACACCGTCAAGATATTTGTACAGATGAAAAATACTTACTCCATCTTGGTGCAAATCAACTTTTAAACCTGAAGTAGTTCCACTAAATTCAAATTTAAAATCTGGAACTGTCTCGCATGATTCTGCTTCTTTGATAAATCCTTTTTTATCTTCCAGGAAGCTTAGAATGATGTTTAGAATGTCGCATACTAATTCTTTAATTTCACTTTTACCAGAATCTGTGTTATACTTTTCTGGTGATAAACTATTAATATCCATTTGTGTGTCCATGGAAGATGCCGCTTCCTGGGCACATTTTTTTATCATTCTTGCTACTTCGTTATAAGCAAGAAGCCTTACTGTCTCAAGATAAACCTTGCTTTCATCCTCTGTTTCCATATCTATTTCAATTTCTCTTTCTTGAGCATCCATCATGCGATCAAGTTCTTCCAAAATCTTATTCATCAAATCTCTTCACTCCTTCCTCATAGATCAGCGCTGTGATCAAACACACTGCAGCTAATTCCTTGAAAATTCCCATTGCGATCAGCACTGCTGCTGTGCAGATCATGGCTTTTGTCTCTGTGTGCATATTTATGCTCCTTTCTCTGGTCTCCATAAGATCCCTGTGACTTCCCAGAACAGCTTTGGACTGATGTAATAGTTCGTCCTGCTCTTTCCAGTTTTTCTAAATGCGTATCCGATTGGAAGCCATCCAGCTTCAATGCCTGCCCTTATGAAGCAAGCATCTTTCCCCATCTTCTCTGCCGCATATGCTATTGGTACATTCCCTTCTGGAAACTGCTCTGGTGCATTTGCATATGCTGCCAAGATTCTTAGATCTTGTCTTCTACTCATGTCTTTCACCTACCTTTCTTCAGATGGCTTAATTCCCTGCCCGACAATTGAGTGCTATTTTTAATAATTAACCAATTTAGGGAGGAATTTCGTGTATCAGACAGAGGATTAAGCCATCTGCATTTATTTACAGTTGATAAAATCATTCAAAGCTTGTATAATAGTACAGTTGCACACAGTACTATATATTGTGTCGAATATATGTTTTTATACATTATCTTGTATTTTTGTATTGACCTATTGATATTTTAGTGGTATTCTATTCCAGCAAAGAGATATGCGTGTTCCATTAGAAAGGGGGCTTAATATGCCAAAACGTATCACTGTGACTCAGGAATCAAATACCGGAAGAAATGAATGCTTCCACGATAACTTTACTGGCGCAAACATGACTCGTAATCAGTTTGTAAATCAGATCAAGCAAGGAAATTATGAAAATTATCATGTACGAAACATCAATGGTGTAGATACACCTGTTTCCAATCCAGACAATACAAGAAATAACAATTTAGGTTAATCATCATCCGACACGCATACCACTTTGTATCCATCTAGCACGATAATATTTGTGTCGGTAATACTGGCGATTAGCTCGTTATCCGAACCAACAACCCGTATCTCTAAATATTCATTTTCAGAAATTTTCATCTTTTACTCACTTCCTCAATTCCGAAAAGATAGTTTGCATCCACATTAAACTCTCCTAACACTTCAAGTAACTTTTGAATATCAATTACTTTAATGATTCTGCGACCATTCAGCATATCACTTAGTTCTTGGGCAGTCATTTGTGTCTTTTCTGCAATAACTGTCTGTTTTATACCTTTATCTTTGATTGCTTTTTTTAAGCGAATTGCAACAATGCCATTTGCTTTAGATACTGCATTCATTTTATCTTTCTCACCTCCTGGTTATTTAGTTTCGGTTAAACCGAAGTCTAACGGTAAAAAAATAATCTGTGAATAACGTACATTATACGTTTCCTCTATTTTACGAAGTACTGGAATATCAGGATAAGACTTTCCTTGTTCGTAGTTTCTGAGTGTATCTGTCGCTATTCCTATTAATTTAGCGGCTTCTTCTTGCTTGTATCCTCGCATTTCACGGATACTTTTTAATGTCGCTTTCATATCTTTAGGAAATCTAGTTTCCGTTTTCACTTTTACTCACCTCCTTAGTTCTCTTATATACTACCACGGTTAAACCGAAGTGTCAACGGTTTTTCCGAATTTTTTTCGGTTTATATTGATTTTTTTCGGTTTCTCCATTATAATATAGGCATATTCAAATTAAGAAAGGAGACAATGGTAAATGAGCGACTTAGGAAACAAAGAAGTCATGGCTAGAAATATAAAATACTATCTAAAGGCTAATGATGTTACCCAAACAGAGATGTGCAATACCTTAGGTTTTAAAATGTCTACTGTATCAGACTGGATGCATGCACGAACCTATCCACGAATTGACAAAATAGAAATGATGGCTAATTATTTCGGAATAGAAAAATCAGATTTAGTAGAAAAGAAATCTTCTTCCACAGAACTTAATAAAAGAGACACCAAACAAATAGAAAAAATCATACAGCAAACAAAAGATAAACTAACATCCCAAGAAGGATTAATGTTTGATGGTGATCCTGCTTCTCCTGAAGCAATCGAGTCTATTCTAAATGCAATGGAAATTGGTATGGAGATGGCAAAGAAAAAGAACAAGGAAAAATACACACCTAAAAAATATAAAAAGGACTGATGTGAATGGACATAAAAAAGATTGTAAATTCGCTTGTCAAGAAACATAAAACAAGAAATCCCTTTGAAATCATCAAAGGGCTAAATGTTATCCTTGTGCCGGTGCCACTTGAGGGTGTCAGAGGATTTTATCAATATTTCCAAAGAAATAACATTATTTATATTGATGATTCTCTTTCAGAGCATGAACAGATTCTTGTCTGTGCCCATGAGTTAGGCCACATGCTACTGCATAAAAAGGCTAACGCTCTCTTCATGGATACGTATACTGGATTTAACACCACAAAATACGAAAAAGAAGCTGATTTATTTGCTATGGAACTTCTGGTACCTGACGAAACATTCTTAGAATATCAAGAATATACAACTGAACAAATTGCACTCGCTCTTGGGTACACTGAAAAACTAATTAAGTTAAGATTAAAATCAAAATGAAGGGAATATAATGGGGTTATTAAATTCAATATTTGGAAACAACGAATTAAATGATAAGATTCAGGAATTAGAAAATTCTAATTTAGAAATGCAAAAAACAATTGCTAATCTTGAAATCGAAAAAGCTAAATTGGAATCGAA